AAAGGCATCGTTGAGCATGAAGAACTTTTTGATGAGTTAAGGAAGGCTGATGCAGTCGAGCATGAAGGCAAAACGATTTCAGTCGAAGGCACGGGTGCATGGAAACGATTCTCTGTTACCGATAAGAAGGGTAATGCTATTATTGAGAAGAAGTTTTATAAAACAGATTTTTGCGACGTCTTAGAGGATCCAGAATATAAACCGTATCTGGATCAATTGATTGAGGCAACATACGTTCGCAGGTCAGAAATGGATATCGATGCAGAATCTTATGAAGAGATTCGTGCATTATCGATGGAGATGGAAGACGACTTCGTGTCACCGGAGTAAAGATGATTCTGTTGGTTGACGGCTTAAACATGTTTATGCGTCACTATGCCGCGAATCCCTCAATGACAAATAACGGTGATCCTGCCGGAGGCGTTGTTGGTTTTTTACGAGGCATAGGGAATCTATGTAGGCAGTTTAACCCCAAGCAGGTACATGTATTTTGGGAAGGTGGAGGAAGTCTCCGCCGGCGGGCAATATACAGCGATTATAAACAGGGCAGAAAGCCTCAAAAGTTTAACAGGTATTATGAAGATGATATACCAGATACTTCTTCGAACCGAATCGGTCAAGTTGCATTTCTAACAAAATGCCTAAGAAACCTCCCTGTGTACCAACATTACGTTAAGGATTGTGAGGCAGATGATGTAATAGGCTATTGTGCAAGATATAAGTTCAAAAATGATGAGCTCATGATAGTATCAAGCGATAAAGATTTTTATCAACTCGTCGATAATAGAGTGACAATTTGGTCACCAGGACAAAAAAGAAGAATAACTGTTGAAGATGTACTTGAAAAATTGCATGTTCATCCAAATAATGTTGCACTAGCTAGAGCCTGTGTAGGAGATTCTAGTGATAACATTAACGGTGTTAAGGGAGTAGGGTTAAAGACAATGGCAAAAAGATTCGCTGTCCTACAAACTGAAGAACAAGTGTTACCCGATCTCCTATTTACAGAGTGTGAGCAGTTACAAGAAACTTCAAGGGTGCGTATTTATCAAGATATAATTGATAATAAAGATCTCATTAAGCGTAATTTAAAACTTATGTGTCTCGATATTTCCAATCTCGCAGCGACACAAATTCAACAAATTGAAGGAAGTTTAGAAATTAATGAGAAAAAATATGACAAATTGTCGTTTTTAAGAAGTCTTCGTAAGTTTGGGCTTATAAACTTTGACCCAAGTTCGTTATTTTTATCCATGAATATTTTGAATAAACGGTGAGTGATGCAAGAAGTGGCAGTTGATTTAACGGGAAACGTATCATGTTTTTCACAATACGGTAAACCATATCAAGAAAAAATATTTCAGGGTCTATTAATGGATCGTGAATGGGCAGCACAGATGTATGAAGTCATGCTGCCTACCTTTTTTGAGTTGAATTATCTAAAATATCTCACCCGCTTGTACTTCAGATATTACGAGCAATATAAGGCATTTCCAACCCTTCAGCTTTTGATTAGCATAATCAGGGAAGACCTATCAGAGGGTCAGGATATTATCTTGCGTGATCAGATTGTGGAGTTCTTGCATCGCCTAAAATCAAATCCTCATCCAGGAGATATTGGCTACGTTAAGGATAAGGCACTTGACTTTTGTAAGCGTCAAGCATTTAAAGATGCTTTGCATAAAGCAGTAGAGCTTATTCAGACTGATAAGTTTGATAGTGTTATTAGCTTGATGAAAGATGCAGTCTCGATTGGTATGCCTCATTCAATTGGCCACGATTTTCATGAAGATATTGAGGCTCGGTTTGTGAAAGCACATCGTATTCCATGCCCAACCGGCCTGCCTCGCATCGACGCTCCTGATATTCTTGATGGTGGACTGGGTCGTGGCGAGATCGGTGTCGTAACGGCGAATACTGGCGTCGGTAAGTCACACTACTTGGTCGCAATGGGTGCTAATGCATTAAGAAGTGGCAAAAATGTTTTGCATTATACTTTTGAGTTAACAGAGACAGCGGTCGGTAGAAGATATGATTCAAATTTGACCAACATCGATATTAATGATTTGATGTCATCAAAGAAAAAAGTTCTAGATTTTTATGAAAAAGAAGAGCTTGGTAGACTGATCATCAAAGAATATCCAACCGGTGCAGCATCTGTTATAACAATTCGAAATCATATTGAAAAATTATCTTTAAAGGGATTTAAACCCAGTTTAATTGTTATCGACTATGCTGATATTATGAAATCCACAAAAGCATATGATTCTTTACGTCATGAACTAAAGCTTGTATACGAGGAGCTGCGAAATCTTGCAATGGAAATGAACATCCCTGTATGGACTGCAAGCCAGGCAAATAGAGATTCAGCAAATTCAGATATCGTAGGCCTCGAAAATATGTCCGAAGCATACGGCAAGGCAATGGTTGCAGATGTGGTTATTTCTATCTCCAGGAAAGCAATGGAGAAGGCAACCGGCCACGGGCGCCTCTACGTCGCGAAGAATCGAGCAGGAAGAGATGGCATTTTATTTCCAATGCTCATTAACACCGCGCAATCTCGAATTACATTATTAGATGAATCAGAACTAACGCTGAATGAAGCAGTCGGCCAAGACAGCAGTTCTGCAAAAGAGCTATTAAGAGCCAAGTGGCGTGAAGTATCCAAAAAGTTAGAGTAGGAACAACAACAAATGATTAAAGATCTTACGGTCGCTGATTCTTATGAATCAAGTCTGGTTTATTTTGATGGTGATGAATTAGCTGCCAATGTTTTTTCAGGAAAATATGCACTCCCAAATGGCAAAGGAGGCGTAGAGGAATTAACTCCTGATGACATGCATCGAAGATTGGCAGGCGAGTTTGCTAGGATAGAAACGAAGTACCCTAATCCAATGAGCGAAGATGAAATATACGAGCTACTAGCAGAGTGGACAATTGTGCCTCAGGGATCACCGCTTAGCGGCATTGGGAATAAGGCACAAGTTCAAAGCTTATCAAATTGTTTTGTTGTTGCCCCGCCTGAAGACTCATATGGTGGTATTTTATTTACTGATCAGGAACAAGTTCAGATCATGAAGCGTCGTGGAGGCGTCGGCTTTGATGTAAGCAATATTCGTCCAAAAAGTTTGCCTACTGCAAATGCGGCTCGTACAACTGATGGCATCGCTGTTTTTATGGATAGATTTTCCAATTCTTGTCGCGAGGTCGCACAAGGAGGAAGGCGAGGTGCATTGATGATTACAATTGATTGTCGGCATCCAGAGATCGAAACGTTTATTGATATTAAACGAGATAGAAAAAAGGTGACAGGCGCCAACATATCAGTTCGCTTTAATGACGAGTTTATGCAGTGTGTTGAGAATAACGAAGACTATGATCTCCGTTGGCCTGTTGAATCAAGCGTTGAAGATGCATCTCTTGTTAAGACGGTTAATGCTCGTGATGTATGGGAAAAATTTATTGATGCTGCGTGGGAATGTGCAGAACCTGGTGCATTATTTTGGGATCATATAGTAAGTGGAAGTCCTGCTGATTGCTATGCTGAAGATGGATATAAGACAATTTCGACAAATCCGTGTGCCGAAATCCCTCTTTCTGCTTATGATAGTTGCCGACTAATGGTTGTTAACTTAACAAACTTTGTAGAGAATCCGTACACTGAATCAGCTAGTTTCAATCTGGTGAAGTTTCGCAGCACTGTTATGAAAGCCCAGAGATTAATGGATGATCTTATCGATTTAGAAACTGAATCAGTCGATCGCATTTTAAGTAAGATAAAGAAAGATCCTGAGTCAAAGCATGTAAAAAGTATTGAAGTTGATCTGTGGAAGAAGATTAGAAAAGCAACATTAGGAGGCAGAAGAACCGGCCTCGGCATAACGGGCCTAGGCGATGCACTAGCCGCGATCAATCTTAGGTACGGTTCAGATATGTCAGTTAATGCAACAGCGGAAATATACAGGGAGCTAGCTATTGGCGCATATTCATCGTCAATTCAAATGGCATCTGAACGTGGGGCATTTGAGGTTTATGATCACCAAAAGGAGGAGGATCATGAATATCTTGAGCGCATTTATAAAAACTTACCAAAAGACATTGACAAATTACGAAAAAAGCATGGGCGTCGAAATATCGCATTATTGACGACTGCGCCTGTCGGATCTGTATCATGTCTCACACAGTCAACGTCTGGAATTGAACCAGCATATTTGTTAAGCTATACACGAAGAAAAAAGATTGTGGAGCATGATGCTGATACACGCGTCGATTTTATTGATGATATGGGAGATAAGTGGCAGGAG